CCACGATAAACGCACGACCCGCGTCCAAGTGGAGGTCAACGGTTATACCTGGCGAATCCACGGCTCCCGGACCGGACTATTGTGGCATTCCCATTTGGTCGAACTGATCGGCCCTCTCCCGCTGGACCGTCCGGTCACGCCACGGCTCCGGAGTAACCTACGCACGGCGCTGGCGAAAGCTCTGGCATTGGACGAGTCCGAGGTGGCCCGGATACCGGCGGACTTGATCCTGGCGTGACCGCTCAAGAACTCATAACCGAGAAGGACTTCCAGGCGACCGTCATCGACCTGGCCCGGACTTATGGCTGGATCGTGGGCTTCACCCACGACGCCAGGAAGTCGGAGCCGGGGGAGCCAGACCTCCGGATGGTGCATCCGACCCAGCACCGCGTTATCTTCGCGGAGTTGAAGACGGTCAAGGGCAAGCTGACCAAAGGCCGATACAACAAGTCCGGCAACCGCTGGCTCCCAGGACAAGACGAATGGCAAGACGCCCTGACATCCTCCGGCGTGGAGTATTACCTCTGGAGACCCGACGGCCTGGACGGGGAGATCGAGCGGATACTGAGAGGTGAGTGATGCCTGACCTTGGCGACATCGTCCCGGCGACAGACCTGGGGATGGTCGGCGCCCGGAAGTACGTCTGGACCGAATGCCCCTGTTGCCACCTCCAGCGGTGGACTGCTATCCGGACCCTGGAAAAAGGCACCAACCGCCGTTGCCAGCCCTGCGTCCGGGAAGCCCTCAAGCGGTCATTCAAGGTCGGACGGGCTCAATAACCGCGGCCCTGACCTCTATCGGATATGCCCTGGACGGTACTGAGAAGCCCGTAGCGGCGTTTTACTACCACCGGCAGCATACAAGACCGCCCACGCTATGCGGTATGGTAGAATGGCGGCGAACAACTATGCCGGGTGGCTAGGTCATGGCTTTACAAAACGGCAACAAGATAATCGCTGAACAACGGCGTCAACAGGTCATCCAGATGAAGATGGCCGGAGAGACCGAACAAGCCATCGCCGACCAGCTTGGCGTCTCCAAGGCCCAGGTCTGGAACGATGTCAAAAGACGGCTGGCCGAAGTGCGCCGGGACGACAAACAAGCCGTCCAGCAAGAGTACAACCTCCAGCGGTCCCGCTATGAACGGCTCCTCCTCCGATGGTGGAGTCAGGCGACCGGCCCCGATGACACCCAGGCCGCGAGGGCCACAGGGATCGTCCTGGACATTCTCCGGCGCCTGGACACCATCGGCGGTCTTGTGCCTGATAAGCCGTTAATCCAACTCCAACAACAGAACGTCATGGTTGGCGGCGTCACCTTCGCGGACCTCCTCCGGGAAGCGATGGACGGCGCCGGCCAGGTGGTGGAGGGAGACCATGTCGATATGGGGATTGACCTGGCCGTGGGCCAAGAAGAAAGGACGGACGTTTAAGCGATACGACAAGATCGGACGCCTCCGGATATTGTGTGTCGGTGGCGGGTCTCCAGTAACCGGCGAGATTGAAATCCAGTATGGCAACACTGTCCGGCGTGTGGGCGATCACATAGAACGGCATCGGGATGGCACAAAATCCCGGTGGACACGGTGTTCCGAATGTGACCACAAGATACGAGTGACGGGGCCAAAAGCCAAGCCGCGCTTGACCGTCCATAACGCGTACGACCGGACATGACAATGCTGACCCAGGCCGAGAAGCAATTCCTGGTTGACCACTCCAGGACGGACCCGGCCTGGTTCTGGGAGTCCGTCCTCGGATGCCCGACCGTCTACGATAAGCAGTTGGAGATGGCGAGGGCGGTCAGGGACTACAACCGGGTCGCGGTCGTCGGCGCCAACGGGACCGGGAAGGACTGGCAGTCGGCGCGGTTGATGCTCTGGTGGATGGCGACCCGTTATCCCGCCATCACCGTCGTCCTCGGCCCGACCCATAGGCAGGTGAGCGACATAGTCTGGAAGGAAGCCCGGAGCGCATATCTCACGGCGAGGGCACCGCTGGGCGGTCAGATGTACCGGACGGCCCGGTGGGAGTTGGACGACCGCCACTACGCGGTCGGCTTCGCCACCGATAACGAGTACAACATCCAGGGCTTCCATTCCCCGAACCTCCTGGTCATCCTGACCGAGGCCCACAACATCGAGCAGTCCCATATCGACGCGATCAAGAGACTCAACCCGGCCCGGATGCTCCTTACCGGCAACGCCTTCGCCAGCTCCGGCGAGTTCTACGATGCCTTCCACGGCGGCTCCGACCTTTACCACACCATCGAGATCGCGGCCTCGGACACGCCCAACATCCGGGAAGGCCGGGAGGTCATCCCCGGCATGGTGACCGCCGAGCAAGTGGAGGAACGGCGCCGGGAGTGGGGAGAGGAGTCGGCCCTGTATATCGCCTCCGTCCTGGGCCGGTTCCCGGACAACCTGGAGGACGCCATCGTGCCGCGGTCTCTCCTGATGGAGGCGGTCGAGCGAGAACTGGAGCCGGAGGGCGAGGCTACGCTGGCTTGTGACGTTGCCAGGTTCGGCGCCGACAAGACGGTGGTCTACCGCCGCCAAGGGAACGTCTGCCGGTTGGCTTGGAAGTCCCAAGGCCGGGATACCCAACAGGTCGCCGGTCGTTTGAAGATGATGGCCGAGGATGACCCGGAGGTAACCGCGATAATAGTGGACGACACCGGCGTCGGCGGCGGGGTGACCGACAGGCTGAACGAGGAGAATGTGGCCGGCGGTCGGGTCCGGATCGTCGCCTTCAACGGCGGGGAGAAAGCCCGGAGGTCTGACCGTTACGTCAATGCCATCGCCGAGGCGTGGCTGGAACTGGGACAGGCCTTCCGGGACGGCATGATAGACATTGACGACAACCCGGCGGTTATCGCCCAGCTATCGGCGCGGCGGTACACCGTCCAGGGAGACCGGAGGATCAAGCTGGAATCCAAAGAGGACTTCAAGAAACGGTCAACGGGCGGGAGCCCCGACGATGCGGATGCCCTGGCCATGTGCTATTCGGCGCCGGGTCCAGGGCTGGGAGTATGGTGATGCCAAAGACTCCAGAGGAATATTTCGCGGAAGGGCGCGGTTGGCTCATCCGGGCCGAGCGTATCGCCAAGCTATATGAGAACAAAGACGACTTCGATAAGTCGGCGAATCTCGCGGTCCTGGCGATGGCGAACGCCCTCCTCGGCATCTGCGCCCAGTTCATCCGGGAGCAAGAGGCCGATTGACCAAGGAACTCAGGTGTGGTCAATGCGGGAAGCTCCTGGCCGAGAAGGCCGAGCCGGGGACGGTCATCATCTGCTACCGATGCAAGACCCGGAACGAGGCGACGTGAAACCATTAACCGTCAAGACCAAGGACTGGAAGGCTGGCCGGCGGTGGGCCAGGCGTAACGCCTTCGCGACTCCCGGCGTGACCTACACCATCGTCTGGGACGGGCGGCATCTGAGTTACCGATACGAGGACGGGCTGATGTATTGCACCGGGACCGGCAAGCGGGTCGAGCCGTATCGGCCTTGGCTCTGGGCCGAGTGGGATAAGAAACGGAAGGCCAAAGCATGACCGCTCCGAAGTCCCTGGCTTGTGTCTTCGATGCCCACGGCGTCTGCCGGTTGGCCGGTTGCTCCTGTCCATGTCATCAAAACGAGTTTATACCAATCCTCAATATTGGTTCCTAAAACACTTGCTATTCCATATGATGTCCCTTATAATATACATAGTTAAGTAAGAGATGGAGGGACCGAGATGACAAACACCAGCGAGACCACCGGGCGCATGATTAGAAGGGAACCCAGAAGCGAAGCGAGCAGAACCGCAACCGCCGCCACCCATTCTACGGCGACCAACCTCAAGCGCACCGCCAGCATAAAAGCAACCCTCGACCAACTCTATCGCCATCGGCCCATCGAGAATCACGGGGCCACTGGCGCGGCCCTAATGGCGATACTCAAGCAAGTGAAAGAACTAGAAGCCCTGCTAGATAATCAGGGATAAGCAGTAAACCCAGCCAACCCAGCCCCGGCGGAGGATTCATTCCCGCCGGGCTTTTCTTTTGCTCCCCGTTATGCTAGATTTATTCTCAGTGACCTTATCCGGCAAGTGTCCGAGGCGAGTTTCGCCCGAAGCCGGTGGAGGTCACTTTTGCCTTTCTGGGACTTCCTCACACGCAAGCAAGAACCGGGAGACGTAGCAGTCGCCGTCCCGCTCAATTATGACGTTGGGCAGGCGACCTACCCGGACGCCAGCTTTGAATCATTCGCGACCGAGGGCTACGCCAAGTCCGAGATTGTCCACGCTTGCATCCGCGAGCTTGCGGTCAGCGCGGCCTCCCCACGGTACTACGTCCAGGCTCCCGCCCAGGGCGGCGGCTCCGTCGAGATAACCTCCGGTCTCCTCCATGACCTAACATCCAAGCCCAACCCGACCTCCGATTGGTACAGTTTTGTCGAGACTCTGGTGACCTTTCTGCAGGTCGCCGGGAATACCTACACCCTCAAGGAGCGCAATCGCTCCGGTAAGGTGTCCGCGCTCTACCACCTCCGGCCCGACCGGGTCCGGATAATCGGCGGGGATCACGGCGCCGAGGGCTATATTTATAC